AGCCTTTTTAATTTGAACTCTTTCGCCATACATCTGTTCGATGATCTTAGGTAAGATACCCTTTTTGTCAATATTGAAATACTGACCATTTGCACTTACAGCTTTACCTCTGTTATCTACAATTGTATGGTTTTTAAGAATACTATCGACATCATAATCAGATAATTCACCAGAGGCTATCGTTTCTGGCGACATATTGTATTGCATAATTAGCGATGGATATAGTGAGTTTAAATCAAAAGATACTACCCAATCGTTTATTCCAACTTGTGGATCTTTAACATATCCGCCAGGATAAGGTGTTTTTACTTTATCTTCTTGAAATGGAACTGCAATCTTTTGTGTTGAAAGATCTCTGTAAATAATAGAATCCCATATCGCTGTAGTTCCAAATGTATCGCCGTAGTTAACACCACCGCGATAAGCCATCGTTAAAGCTAGTGTAATAAGACCAAGTTTATCTTCGATCCTGTCGACCAACTCAACATCTTTAATATTATAGTCAATAAACTTTTGATGATCGTTTAAGTATAAACTAAATAGACTTGAGTGTTCTTCGTATGAAAGTTTCTTCTCGCCTAGAACAACATGTGATATATGATTAAGTGAATACGATTCTTGAGCACCGTATGAATAACCAAACTTCTTGAATAGTTCCATATAGTCAAGTTGAGATATTCCAGCAATTTCGTATGCTGTTTGTTTACGAGCCATAATAGTAACATCTCGTGAATCGATTAATCCCCAAGGTGATAACTTTTTAACCCAGTCGGAACCTAGCAAATTATTGATTCTGTTTACAAGGTATGGAATATCAAAGAATCTTGAGTTCCAACCTGTAACAACATCTGGACAATGCGTTGGTGATGACCAATGTGTTATAAAGTCCAAAAGTAATTGTCCTTCAGTATCGCACTTTTTATACACGACACGATTGGTTTGCATAATGGATTGATTTACATCATAATCCCTTAATGCCCATACGTAATAAGTATTGTCAATATTGTTTTTAATACAGATAGCAGTAACCTCTTTTGAGGCTACATCTGGTTCAGGAAACCCGTCGTCTGATGCGACTTCGATATCGATTGTAGTAACATTAATTGCGTTACGATCAAATTCAATATCGCCTGGAAACTTTTCGTTTATAAACGTAGAAATATAACGGTTGTTTCCGTATATTTTTCGTCCTGAAACTTCTTTGTTTAAACTAATCCAATCTTTAGCATCACGCATAGATTCGAATTGTGTGACTGGTGCAACTGGAGTTCCATCCAACGCTTTCCAATCTGTAGGTTTACTTGTAGCAACGTACAAGGTTGGTTTGTATTTTACTTTTCTGCTTACTCGATTACCGTTTTCGATACCACGATAGAGTAACATATTGCCATATCGGCCGACATTAGTATAAAAATTCATTCATTCACCTTTGATAATATAGTCTATTATACCATACTTTACTGCACATGTACACATGTAAAATGAAAAAAGTAGGGGGAGATGACTCCCCCGACTAAGCTTAGTCATTAGTATGAATTCAATTGAAGATAAATTATGAACGGTGAAATTAATAAAATCCCACTCATTAAAAATATCAGTTCGAATCCAGTCCTAATGCCATCCTTGTGTTTACGTATGTAACCCATGATTTGACTCCAGTAAATTGATTATTACAATCCACTGAGTTTTCGCTGCTCACCGGAATCTATTCTTGAATAAATTCCTTCTTCTTTGATGCCCCAGCAGACCCGATTTCGATCTTCCTAGGACGCCTCTCTTCTGGAACCTCAACTCTGGCGTTAACCACAAGTATTCCGTTCACTAGATCAGCCCCGTCTATTACGACAAATTCAGAGAGTCGGAAGGACTTCTCAAATTTGCGGGATGATATACCTTTATGTGCATATTCACGATCATCGTCTTCATTATGTTGACCTTTTATTAAAAGAATACCATCCTTTACTTCCAATGAAATATCATCTTCAGAAAATCCAGCAACTGCAAGTTCGATATTGAAATTATCGTCATCGATCTTTACAACGTTATGGGGTGGATAATTATCTTGAGATCTTCCAGCTTGGTGGATTCTTTCAAGTTCATTTAATATTGGATCAAATCCAATAAAGAGGGAACGCGGCACGTTCATTGCATTTCTTACCATTTTAGTTTCTCCTATTTAAAGCAAGATTAATATATGGACCCGATTATTCGGCATCCACGTTTATTTATACAACTTAGGAACCTAGTTTGTGTTTCCTATGTTATATTTTGGACATAATTCCCAAAGAGCTTTATCTTTGTGTGGTATCACTTTGATTTGTCTCAAAGGTGCTACGTCCTTAAACAGATTAGGTTCAATCATAGTGACCAATCCCCAATCTGATAACAGCGTTGCAATTGTGTTGCGTCGCTGAATATCGTTCTCTAATAGATTGGATGGTTTTCCATCTAATAGAAATAATTCTTTAAAATGTACAATAAAGTATCTACCCTGCTTATGCAGAATATGACACGATTGATACAGTTTGCTTTCTTTGCGAGAAGCCACTCCAATTCTGGTTAATGTTTCTCTTACTTTTAGAAAATCGTCTGGTTCATTAAGTGATACTTCAAGCATCGAACCAGGTGTCCAATTTTGTATTGGGTTATTATTTAGTTCTTCCACCTTTACTAATCCTTTGATTCAAATCAGCAATTTCGTCATTGCTGAATAATGATAAAACAGATCTAGCTTTTTCATTGCTATATCCATAATATTGTTTAATTACTTCAAGATTTGCTATATTAGTCTTCTTAGACCATTTAGTAAATCTACTCTTTTTCTTAATAATATTTATAAGAAAATCGAATTGAAGCTTGCTATCTAAATGATGTGATATATTCATTTCATTAGCCATAAGAACAGTATCAGGGAAAAACGATAAGCCTCTATTTACCATAAAGGCGTTATACTCATTTTCAGATAAGTCGTCTACAATAATATTCTTTTTAGAATTATTGATTGCTTTTAGATAATCGAATGGTGTCATTTGAATTTAACTCCAGCCATTATCTCAGTTAAGCATGCGACCATATTCAACTCATGATCAGCAACAAATGAATTTTTGTATTGGTAATCTGCCAAAATAAGTACCAGTTGCGGTATACTTTGAGGATCAACATATTCATTCATGTTATCGTAAACTTTACGAAAGAGTGAAGCTGGTTCTGTGTCAATATTGTCTGCAACCCATTGTCGCATAAGCTTAAAGTTTTTAAGTTTTAGATGTTCCATTAAATCACTAATAGATGCATCAGAAAGCGTTACAAGTATTCCAGTATCAATTGTTCCACTGGTACTATATCGCTGTAACTCATTCAACACTTTACGCCAATCAGGCATGTGTTTAGTAATAAGTTCTGCAATAACATTACGATCGTAATCAATATTTTCCTGATTTAGAATAACTTCACAGCGGTGAAGGAATTGAACACAGAGTTTTGGCATTGACTTTTTAGGTACATTAAACTCGATGGTTGTGCATCGAGAATGAAGTGGATCGATAATTCTGTTTTTGAAATTGCATGTTAGTATAAACCTACAGTTTCCTGAGAATTCTTCGATGAATCCACGCAAAGCTGGTTGTGTTGATTGTGGGTTCAAGTAGTCTGCTTCATCAAGGATAACTACTTTATAGCCACCTTGTAATGATACCGATGAAGCAAACTGCTTGATTTTACCTCTGAGAGTATCAATGTTACCCTCTTCGGAGCCATTAATTATAATATAATCTAATGACAACTCGTTGCACAAAGCTTTAGCGACAGTAGTTTTACCAAGGCCGGCTGAGCCGGTAAGAAGCATATTGTGTAAGTCACCCCCTCTAACAATATCTTCAAAAGTTTTCTTGATTGAATTTGGTAAAATTGTATCTTTAATCGTTTGTGGACGATATTTCTCTACCCAAAGAAATTCTTGCATTATAGTACCTCCCAACCAAGAACAGTATCTAATCTAAACGATCTCCATGCATCTTTGTCAAGAGACCAAGCTGCAACATGATCCGTGCCAGGATCGACGTTTTCGATAATAGAGTTAACTCCATTAGCTTTTAGAACTGTGTGGTTGAGAGTACATGGCATGACTCTAATTTCGTCTGAGTCAATTTTTTGAAAGGTTACTGTAACAGAACCTCGTTTTAGTGCTTCGATTAAGCGTGATGTTTCATTGCGATCCATAATAAATCCT